CAGGAACAATAGAAATATCAAAATGGTATCACATTGCGTGGACAATAGACGATAAATATGATACATTAACTATGTATATTAACGGGGTTAAATCCTTTTCAACAAGCGGGGCATCGGCAATGATTAATAAAGATAAAATATATAAAAACTTATACATAGCTAATTCAGTAGAATTTTTCGATAAAAATTTCGGTATTGCCTGGTTTAGATTATTTGATTATACATTAAAAGACAATGATGTTAATATGGATAAAGAAAATAAATTTTCAACAGATAAACTATTTCCGAAAAACCCTAGCTCAGGGTGGTAAATCTAGATCGTACAAAATTAAGCACCTTTTCCCTTATGGAGAAATTACTACTGTGAAGTACCGAACTTAAGCACCCCCCTTTCAGAGGGGCGTACTTAACTTTACGGTACTTTACAGCTACAGTCGTACGAAGTTGTACACCCAAAGGGTGTGTAAGTTCGGAACCAGACGGTACCGTGAAGTGCTGAAATTATGGCAAAGTGCCGAAGTCAAGTACACTCTCCCCCTTCAGAGGGTGTACTTAACTTTACGGTACTGGCCGGTAAGTTACTAGTGAGTAGTGAATATGGTGTATAATTAACAATAATTCGCTAGCGAATTATTGTTAAAACGCTCTTTCGCCCGTGTAGTTCCTTATAAATAGCAGGATTAACTTATATCAATTTACATTAATTTGATTTTTTTTTAAACTTATAATAATTCAATAGTACAATTTTCCCAGTCTTCATATGGATACATTTTATCCGAACTTATATGTCCACCCGACCCCTCTTTTAATTCGGATTCATATTGCGAATTGGTGAGCATCCATTTATATTTATTATGAAATATTATATATTTACAATTAGCTGACCGCCAAACGGCCCGACCATTTAAAATTTTCAATTTATCTTTATAATATACCCCTGCCCAAGCGGATTTTGTATTTAATATGAATTTTTCAACTTCCAAACCAACAGTATCGCAATATTCTATTTTTTCTACACTTGCACTCTTCCACATATCATCATATGGCTCAGCCCCATCACTCCATATGATTCCCCCCGAACCTTCCTTTAGCTCTTTCTCATAACGCACATTAGTTAAAACCCACAAACTCTTATTAAAAAAAATCAAATAGTTATTATTTTCTGAACGCCATACATGAAATCCGCAAATAGTTTTTGCTGTATCTTTAATATAAAATGACGTATATTCTGGTTTCGATTTAAGAAAAAATTTATAAACATCTTTAATTATAAGCGTATTTGCGTATTCTTTTAAAATATTAATATAGCCGTAAGTTGCGTTGCCTGGGGAAACATGTTCTAAAATAGCTGGATTTTTACGATATGCTATAATAGGATTGATTTTTCCATAAATACCCTTATTAAATTTATCGGCCGAAGAGTATTTCATAACGCCGGCTAAATGAAATATATTTTTTTTATAATATTCTTCAATACTTGAAAATCCCCAAGAAAAATCGAGCTCCTTTATTATACGTGATTCTTTGCCTTTTTTCCAATAAAGCCATAAAACACACCACATATCAGTACACCATTTTTGGATTATTCCTTTACTTTCACCACTAATAGTTGGATATTTATCCCAGTATTCCGACAACATATAGTGTAGTTTAGAACAATTTTCTTCAACTTCAGCCCAATAATCAGAATCTATATTTTTCAATAAATACTGGGCACCACCTGTATTATTTTCGTTTTTACAAACTAATTCTTCTGAAATACCAACGCATATACACATTTTTTTAAAGACATCGTCATCGGGTAATTCAGGGTATTTTTCCTTATATTTTTTGGCACAGTCTTTTAGATATTTAGAACCATTATAACTAATTGTATCGGAAAAATATCCAATATCATCGCCCAACATTAATTCGAACTTAGGAAGTTTAACTAAAAATATATCCGAATCATGATAAAATACGTTTTTTCCTAAATCCGGGTATTTGGAAAAAAATTTTTTTAATATATGCGGTCTTATAGTCGGTACATAATGGTATTTTTCGTTAATATCCCGTTCATCTTTATAGAAATATATATGCTTGTATTTTGAAGCTAATTTTAGAGCGTATTGCGAAGGTGACTCTGTTCTATAGCCAAATAAAGCATAGCATCTATCAATAATTCCATGTTTTGTAAACTGGTATAGATATAATTCAACTTGCCAATGGTAATATGGAATATCAGGTTGAGCAGATATAAATATCATATTATGTTTATTTATAGCTTCTAAAGTCATTTATATATATATATATTATATATTAAATATATATAAAATTAACACGCCTTAGGCTATAAGGGTGACACCGAAAACGTGGGTTATTTGATCTGAAAAATTCGAGGTATTTTATAATTTATATTACAGACCAGTACCGAAGTTAAGTACATCCAAAGGGTGTACAACTTCGTACGGCCGTAGCTGTGAAGTACTGTAAACTTACAAGGGCGAGCAGGGTTGTTTAATCTGAAAAATTTAAGGTATTTTATAATTTATATTATGTAAAAACTACACAATATCAGTTGAATAAATGGTATTAAATCAAATAACCCTGCTCACCCGGATAAGTACACCCCTCTGAAAGGAGGTGTACTTAACTTCGGTACTTCACGGAACCGAAGTTTTACACCCCTTGAGTGTACAACTTCGTAGGTTTGTAGTTGGAAAGTATCGTAGTTAATTAAATCTCCCCTTGAAAGGGGGTATATTTAACTTCGGTACTTCACGGTAAAGGGTTCTTAAAAAAAAGGCGAAAAATTCAGAAATATTTATCGGGCTATGACGTTTCTTTTAATAGCATTTGTTAAAATTTTTTATAGTTCTTAATAATATACATGATAATTTATCCCAAATTTTACACTGCTGGATTTTTCATACCACACATATCTTCTATTTTATGACCAAATAAGCGTATTCTGGCTTCTGAAATTCCTACGTATTCAAGTATATGTACACGTAGTTTTTTACAAAAAATAGGGGTTTTTAAATAATTCCGTTTAATAAAATTACCATTTGCCCGTGCGATACCTTTAAAAATTTCATTATGAGTCACCCATATATTATTTTCATTTAAGTACGACAAATTAAATTTAGATACATATCCTATAGTTTTATCGTCTTTAGTACATAATTTACCTTTTAAATCTATGATATATATAGCATATATGTCTTTTAAAACAATATCTAAATATTTAACTAAATTTTTTTTAGCATTGACTGTATTATTTTCCCTGTCGAAAAATACAACGTTATCAAAATTGTCACGCATAAGGCAAGATATATTTATAATATTTTTATGAATAACTATATCGTGTAAAAAATGTGGATATATATAATCATTTATTTCAACGCCAGACGTTTGTTTTTTTGCGACTACCGAGTAAGTGTATTTATCAATACATTCATCCTTATTTTTCAAATATGATTTATAATATATATTATCTCCTTTAGGAGGATCTCTAACTAGTGATAAAGAACCCTTTTTAATGTCACCATTATCTATTGTAATACTTAGTCTATCATAGTGGTTAATTGAAATAAGAAAACTCGGATTGTATATTTTATAACCTGATTTAAATATAAGATTGGCTATCTTATTATCGCAGCCAACGACACCTAAACAAAAATTCGCATTTTTAACAGTTATTTTTTGCATATTCCATATCCACGCATCTTGACTCCAAACAGTCGGTGTATATTTCGAATACATTCCTGGGGCACCACTTTTGCATTCTGAACCGCAAAGAAGAGATGACACATTTTCATCGTCGTATTCGTATCGATTAAGTGCTAAAATAGAATTTTTAAGATTAATGTAATCAAGTAGCTCAATACTTTCATCGGTGAAAATATCAGCGTTAGCTAAAATACAAATTACACCTGCTAGATTTTTATTATAATATTTAAACACGGTTTCATATTCTAGCCTTTTCCCTACCACAGTTTGTATTATTTTGGATTGTAAATTATCTGTCAAAAAACTAAAATCAAACAATTTTTCAGTTAATAAATGAACTTCGTCCAAAAGACTATTTTTAAGATTATAGATTAAACACGCATCTATTTCTTTTTGTCTCTTAACATTATAATCAAAGTCATTTGTATTTACTGTAAAGTATTGAGTAATTAGCACTTTTTTGGTTTTATTATAGTTATCTAAGGGCACCACTGCGTTTTTTTCTTGACAGTCATTATCATCATATGATATGATTATATGAGATTTATCAATACTTGATTCAATATTATATTTTACTCGTTCGCAAAGGGGTCCATGGCCTTTATTAGACCTACAATTATTACAACAGAATTTCCCGTTATTATTACTTGTATTTGAATGGATTGTAAATTTACAGTTTTCACTTTTACATTTATTATTTTTCGAAACAAATCCTTCGCATTGACTCCCATGTAGATTGTTACTTTTACAAAGATTACAACAAAACTTGCCATTGTTATTATTTGGGTTCGAATGAACTATAAAATTACAATTAGGATTCTTACATTTCATTCTAAATCTAATAAATTTTAGTTTAATGTAAAAAAAACGAATTACAAGAGCTTGAAATACAGAAGTTAAGTACCGGCCAGTGTCGAAGTTAGGTACCTCTTAATGGGATACAACTTCGCACGGCTGTAGCTGTGAAGTGCCATAAAATTACAAAGGTGAGCAAGGTTGTTTGATCTGAAAAATTTAAGGTATTTTGTAATTTATATTATGTAAAAACTACACAATATCAGTTGAATAAATGGTATTAAATAAAACAACTCTGCTCGCCCGGATAAGTACACTCTTCTGAAAAGGGTGTACTTAACTTCGGCACTTCACGGTACACTACCTTTCAGAGGGGTGTACTTAAGTTCCGTATTGGCGGGTACTTAACTTTACTGTACTTTACAGCTAGTCCTTACGAAATTGTACAACCCTTGGGGTATTTAACTTCGGCACTGGCCGGTAGTTGTTTCATTTAATACAAAATATTCGATTTATATTTTGTAATTTTTACATAATATAAATTATAAAATATTGTAAATTTTTAGATAAAGCAACTTCGCTAGCCTTTGTAAGTATTTCAAAATAATCACTACAAATTTTTTATGTTTTTCCTTCGAGTAATATTTTCGGAACCCCCTTTTTTATTTACCAACGTTTTTTTAACTCTTGCCGGGACAGCATTGGTGGGAACTACAACGGGCAAGGGAGCTCCGGCTAATCGTGCCGAAGCAGCCGTATCAATTATATCCTTGCTTAAATTCGGGTGGAAAATCGGCTCCATAGTTGGTTCACTAAATCGGTAGCACGCATATCGTCCATTTTCGTTAGCATTCAATTCGCAATCAACGGCGGCGGCCTTCATAGCACCAAACAGCGATTCAGATAATTTACGTTTATCAGTAGATATAGAAAATATAGATTCGTCGGTTGTTTTATTATCATCTTTAATTGTAAGTGTTTTATCTACTTTACGTGGTTGACCAGTTTTCTGCTCTTCGCTAAATTTGCTGATGTATGTAAACACTTCTACTGTACGCTGGTCGTATGGCAACATCTTGTGTGAACAAATACGAATAGCTCGCCCCTTTACTTGTTCAAGACGTACATAGTTCCAGTAGGGTTCCATTAAATGAACCTGTCGCACATTTTCTAATGATATACCCTCCGCCCCTGATTGGGTAATCATAAATACTTGGGCAATTTTACCATTTATATTATTATCCTCGCCAGCAAGAGTTCTAATAGAAAGTGCCAGCTCCTTTGGCATCTTAGCCCAATTACCATTAAATATGTGTTTTAGCAAATCGCGTTTTTCAGACTTCTCGTCGCCAGTATATGCTATATATCGTTTTTTAGAAGCATTTTCTGGTAATAATAATTCGGGGGCAAGAGCCCATAATTCGTTTGCCTGTTTTACAACGTCAAATTTAATATACGATTTTTGAAATTCCATTGCCATTGAAAATAAACCAAGTCCTTCCAAAGTCTTAAAGTTACTATATACTAAAACAGGTCCTGTAGCCGTTTCCATATTATCCAATATTTTCTGAAATTTAGGGCTATATGTTCTCAGATTTTCAACGCTAAATATTTCCGCTCCTCTAGCACGTAAAGAGGCAAGAGCAGCACGAATAGCTGCTTTATAAGGATCTTCAGCAACAGCAACAGCAGGGGCTATAGCCTCGGCCACAGTAGGGTCAGCATCACCCAATTCCTGATCGGCTTCGGCAAAAATATCCGCATCCGTACCTTCTGACCTATTATCACCCAAATCTTCTTCGGCAACAGCCTTAAGGTCGCCAGGCCGTGGTCGCGGTATACCTTCTGGAAATACAAAATTACATGCTGCTCTGCTAAAAATCTTAAACGTCCCTTTCTGTGATTTCACAACAAGTTCGTATCTTGCGTCAACCGGTTTTTGTGCCTTTTTCCTATCACGTTCTTCCTGTTTTAGCTCAGCCTGGCGAACAACAGTATATTCTTCTAATTGACGGTCACTCATATCAACATATTCAACTTGGTCTTTTACAACGCGAGCAACTAGTTCAGGTTTACCAGCTTTATAGTAAGAAATAAGACCAGATAAACGAGCAGTTAAAACTAAATCGTTCGGTTTTGAAAGTGTCAGTGTCTCCTTATCAATAAATGTTTCTACAAACGGTTTTTCTATATCGGGCAGACGCTGATTTGCTCCAAAGTTTTTATTATTAAAAACCGGTCCTTCCGTTTTTAAAGAGGTTTTTAACCCATTCTCAATCCGTGTTAACCACGCAGCCATATCTAATTCACGATTCATTTCAGATGCCACAGCGGCAGCATCTTCGTCGCGTATAAAGCCACGAACCACCCCTTCATCGGTCACAACTTTACGATAGCCACTAGGAACCGGTGTAATTCTTACTGAGGTAGGTCCATCGCCAGAAACAACTTCATGTAAGTAGACTTCAGGGTGTCTACTCAAAAATATTTTCACGTTAGGAATATTAACCGACGCATTAACGTTTGCTGTTGCGTAACGCATATCACCGCTCAATATATTAGCTAAGATACCGAGCTCCTGTGGATAGTTAATAATTGGTGTACCCGATAGGGCTACAATTTTAGCCCCAACAGCATTACACAATAAGCGATAAACTAAATAAGATATTCTATATTTTTTGCCCGTTTGGCACTGTTTTGCCTCATAAACAGGGCTCAGAGCCTCCTTTTCGTAAAATTTTTCCAAATTACTATTATTGATAGTTCGTGTTAAGTTATGTATTTCGTCAATAATAATAACCGCACCGTCAAACATGCGTGGTGTTTTACAAGCCCATTCACGAACACGTTTTTCCGTAAGACCGTTATAGTTAATAAATTTAAAGCGGGTTTCGACATGTTTGTTAATTTGCTCGGTAATAGAGGCTCTTTCCGCGGCCGATTTTACCTCCCAGTTTGAAGGTAATGTAGGGTCGGGCACCCATCCGCCTTTTTTCTTTACAACGTATTCAGGAGGTAAACCTAGCGTTTCCGTTAAAAAGGCAAACTCAGCCGGCTGTGTTTTTCTATTTACGGGCAACCATGTCCAGTAGTTTTCATTTTGAAAGGCAAAATAGCCACATTTTGTCATTTCACCTCTGTAGTTCCCTGATAACGACGCGGGTGTCATAACAAATATTTTTCTGTTACCAGCACCATATAAAGCCTCGGCTGCTGCAATAGATGTGCACGTTTTACCAGAACCAAGCCCATGAAACACTAACAAACCTCTGTAAGGGCTTGCCCGCTGTAAATAATCACGTACAAAGGCTTGATATTGAAATGTTTTGAGCGCTTTTGAGGAGGCAGTCGCTTGTTTAGTACATGCTTCGGGGTCGGGATCGGCCGCAACAGCGGGCAACATATATCTGCTAAATGAATGAATCAAGAAATGCTTGAAATCTTTGCGATTTTCGGGTACAAAAATATTGCCAACTGGTTTAACAATTGGGGGCTTTGGCTCGGACTTAACAACCGAAGTTACATGGGTTATTAATTCTGCCGTTTCCGGTTGTATTTCCATAGCATGGGCGGCATCTCTTACTTTATCTACAGCAAGCTCAACTGTTTCAACAACTGGTTCTTCGGGCTTTGCAACTATAGCAGGTTCAACCCGTTTAGGTTTTCCCGTTGTCACCACCCCTTCACGCATCCCTTCAGGTACCGCAATGCTAGGTACAGGTGTATTGGCAGGTTTTGCTTGTCCAATACTATCTAATACAATGCTCATTTGGGCAAGTTTAGCTCTTTGTACTGGTAAAGGGGCCGGGGCTCCACTTATTGATGGAATCATAGGAGCAACTAAGGTAAAATCCTGAGCTATTTGTGCGTCTGTAGCTGGAATTTCTGCCTCTTTAACAACATTGGTTCTTTTCAGTACAGCAAATTTGGGAGGTCCTTTTGGAGCAGACATCCTCTATTTTCATCATCGCATTTTATTAACGACGCATTTTACGACATGCGTTTTTATAATAAAGAGTTTGTTACTAAAAATTGAGTTTTAAGAAAAAAGTTTACATATTTCACAATGCCACTTCCACCTAGTTATAAGTGTCCCGTTTGTCAAAAAGAAAGACAGC